CAATCAACCGGAGACACCCATGCCCAAAAAGCACAACAAAATGGCCATCTGGTACGCCATCAGCGCCGTGCTGCTGGTCGTCCTTGCCATCATCGCCCGCCAGCAAATTGGCCTCTTGCTGCTCAAAACCATCTACATCAGCATCGCTCTTGCCCTTGGCTACTACGCCGACCGCACCATCTTTGCCGCTTATCGCCCGTTTGAAATGCGCCAAGAGCCCATCGTCTTTGCGGCGGTCATGATTCGCCGCGCGTTGCTCGTCTCTGCCGTCGTCCTCGCCTTTGCCATCGGACTGTAATCATGCGGCGCACCCTACAACTCCTCGCGTTTGTCGTCGCGGCGGTCGGTTGCCAATGGGCAACTGCCGCCGATGACTGGCAGACCCGCTCCCGCGTCTGGCAGCGCGACCTCGTCCGCGAAGCGCGCGCCGTCTGGGGCATTGACGCGCCTGTGCCGGTGATGGCCGGGCAAATCCATCAGGAGAGCCTGTGGCGCGCGCACGCCCGCTCCAAGTACGCATCCGGCCTCGCCCAATTTACGCCGGACACCGAAGCGTGGATTAAGACGGCCTATCCGCAGGCGCTTGCCGTCGGCAATGCCTTTGATCCGCGCTGGGCGATCCGCGCGCTCGTTACCTACGACCACCACCTCTATCAGCGCATCCGTGCAGCCAATGACTGCGAGCGCTGGGCGATGACGCTCTCGGCGTATAACGGCGGCCTCGGCTGGTTGCAACGTGACCAGCGCCTTGCCGCCCAGCGCGGCGCCGACCCGCTGCGCTGGTGGGGCAATGTCGAGCGCTACAGCCGCCGTGCCAAATGGGCGATTGCCGAGAACCGCGGCTACCCGCGCGCCATCATCTACCAGCATCAGGCGCTCTATCGCGATTGGGGCGGGGGGATGGTATGCGCACGCTGACCGCCGTCCTGATTGCCACGGGCATCATCGCCACCCTCGGCGGTTATATCCACCGCCTACGCGGACAGCTTGCGAGCGAGCAGGCGACGGTGGCAGCACTCACCGCCGCCAACAAGGCGCTTGCCGATGAGTACGCCGCCGCCGATGCGGCTTATCAGGCGTTAATCGCAACCACGTCGCAAATAGCGACGCAATACCGCCCCGCCATCCACCGCGTGCAACAAGCCCCGGCGCATGACGATGCCCCGGTGGCGCCGGTATTGCGCCAAGCGCTGGAGGATTTGCCATGAGAGCCATTGCCCTGCTGCTTGCCATCAGTCTCACCGCCTGCGCGCGCGACATCCCGCGCTACCACCCCATCGCCGTGCCGACCGGCCTCACCGCGCCGGTTGCCACCCCCGAAAAACCCGACCCGCAGCGCGCGACGCAGCGCGATGTCGCCCGCTACCTCATCGAGCAGCATCAGGCGCTCACCACCTGCAACGCGCGCCTTACGGTCATCCGCCAATGGAGCGAGCAATGGACGAGGCCGACCGCGCCGAAGCGCTAATCGAGGCGACCACTGCCAACGCGCTTGCCCGCATTCAGGCGGCGCAACAGCAGGCCGGACAGGCGGAGTGCGC